AATTCTTTTAACTTGGCTTGTAAATCTTGTAATTTATCTACGGTATCAGCAACATTTTTTATGCCTGCTAATGCTACTTCATATGCTCTAGGATGTTGGCCTTCTTTTGCTACATCTAATATACCTTGTATAGCTTCTTGGCCTCTTTCAATTAAATTATAGTAATTTTCTCTACTATACTTGTAATCGTTATCAACGTCTTCTTTTTGTTTGTCTTCTTTACGAGGTACTAAAGGTTTAAATTCTTTATCTACCTTTTCTATTTCTTTTTCAATACCAAGTATTTCGTTGACTTTTTCTTCTAGTTTACTCATAAAGCTATTTATTAAATTAAAGTTTAAAACCTTTGAAATAAGCAGGTAAACCTAAATGTGGTCGGCCATCAAATAAATTTTTATCAGCGTCTTTTGATTTAACATCATTATAATGTAAAAACACCTGAGCACAATCTTTTCCTATAAATGTCTCACGCCAATGTTCAAGTATCATACCTTTATAAACTAACATATCACCTGGATTTAAAATTACCTTTGTGCCTTTATTATCTGTTTTATCAGGAAAACCATCTTTAGGTTCTCCAACATTTTTCTTTGCCTCTAAATAAATTGGCCATTCATCACCACCTAAATTCATTGTCGTTGAAATCTCACAACTAAATCTATCTTTATGTCTTTCCAACACATCACCCATTTTATAGATACGAGCATATGAATAAGTAGGGTTTAATTTTAGTCCAGTAATTTTTTCCATTTTAGGTTGAACAGCTAGTAATAAAGTTTCCATTACAGTATCAGCATAATGTGAATATGTTTCTGGTACTTGTTTATCATTCCACACTCCCCACTCTGTCGTAAATGGTGAGATATAACGAGTGTCAAACATTGTCCTTGCCACTTGTCTTTTTATCAAAAAATAATTATAAATGAACCCTGCTAACTCTTTACTAATAGCTTCTTTAATTACAAAAAAATGATTTTTTTTAAATGTCGCTTTCATTAATTTTTACCTTTTGTTGAATTAAAAATAATATTTCTTACCGCTTGTAAATTAAAGTGAATAAATCTAAATGGCTCAATTCCCATATCTACAGCAAATTCGTGTGGTACATAACCAGGGAAAAAAATTAATGTTCCTGGTTTTGGTCTGTAATGTACTGAATCTGACATTGGGCCAACTTTACTATTATCTTTTTGAGGTAACTTTGTCATCATAGCACCTGCTCTTGGATCGTGGAAAATAGGATAAGATGTTTTATCATTACACTTTAAAAAGTAAAATCCTGATATATGGTTATCCCAATGAACGTGTGTGCTGTGATGGCCGCCACCAGCCTTAGCAAATTCTTGTACCCAAAATTCTGTAAAAAACATTGTGTATTTTGACATATCATAACCCCACTCATCTAATAAATTCCAAGATGTAGCACCAATATATGATTCTAATTCTTTTAAACCAGGATCACCATTTAGCGGTGTTGAATGATAACTTAATCCGTGATCTTTTACTTTTAAATAATCTTTATTACCTAAAAACTTTTTTCTTTCTTTTAATTTTGATTGTTCTCTTTTTTCAGACTCTTTTATATATTTGTCTGTGGCTTTGATTGCTGATGGTAACCATTCTGGTTTTTCAATTAAATAAACTGGTGTATTAAAGTACCAATCTGTTTTCATTATTTCTTTTTTCTCTGTTGTTACTGCCATTTTATATTCTCCTAATTCACTATTATGTATCCTTTATTTAAAAGGGTACCCCAGGTTCCAAACCACTAGAGAGTATCTTGTACCTCTTGTAACTGGTGCTACTCTATGCCACACAAAACTTGGAAAAACAATTATCGAACCACGTGGTCTAATTTCTTCACAACTTTTAATAGCTTTCTTTTTATTTCTTTCCCAATCTACTTGATTTCTAAAATCAAATTCTAAATTACCACCATCATACTCGTCTGGATCATTTAAACTAATAGTGACTGATAACTTTCTAATTTTTCCGTGATCTATTGGGTACGTGCCGTCTTCTAATTTATCTCTTTTGTAAGGAACTTCCCAACTATCACAATGCCAGCCATAATATTGGCCTACACCATATTTTGTAAATTGGCAAGACTCTGACCAATCCCAATCAAAATTCCAACCTGCTTTAGCATTTGCTTCGTGTATGTATGGGTGTATTTCTTTGTAAATCCATCTATCATTCATCCAAACAATATCAGATTTTCTTTTCTTTTGTATGTTATTGATTACTGATTTTTTTAACGAACCATCAGCCTTGTGGTTGCCATCACCTCTATCAACACCACCTGTAACGGCCATTTGTGGTTGATGTTGTTTACCGTAATCTATGATGTCTTGGCAAAGTTTAGGTGACAAAGCTGATTGAAAATAGTAATAGTAGTTTTTTAGGTTCATACTTCTATATATCCGTTTCTAAATTAAGTGTTCTATTTCATCTTTTGTAGCAAAATGAAACCAACCTGTAGCAATATATTTTTCTTGTGTTTTAGATATAATGCCTCTATGTGTATGTGTAAAATCAGTAGGCCATATTAAAGTAAAACCTTTTTTTGCTTGAAATTTCTTTTTTTGATATTTAAACTCTGTACCACCATTCTTTACATCATTTAGATAAGTCATAAAAACAAAAGCTCTTTGAGTTTTTAAATTATGATTATTCCATCTTTCACAATGCCAACTATAAAAACCCTCTCCTGGTTTGTAATGTTGAATATTAAAGGGTTCTTTAGTAAGAGCAACAGCGTCTAATTCATAATGATTTAAATACTCTAATAAAAATTTACTTATATTATTTAAATAATTTTTAACTCTTAAATCTTGTGATTCATTATAGACATATAAATCTGTTGATTTTTTAGAATTAGATGATACTTTATCATCTGTGCGACCAGGTAATTTGTATTGATTATTTTCTTTGAAGTAATTTATGAGATTATCACAAATTGTCTTATCATCAATTTTATATTCTTTTATAAACGTTTCATTCATCATATAACATATAATATAGTAGTAATATATAGGTGTTTATAAATTACTGATATTTGTATCTAATAACAACAAGACCTTTACCACCTGATGCTCCTGTTACAGTAGCATTACTACTTGGACCGCCGGCACCACCACCTGTGTTTGCTGTTCCATCAGTACCTCTGTCATTAGCAGTTGATCCTCCACCACCACCTGAACCAGCAGTACCTATGCTATGACCGGCAGGAGTGTAAGAACCTCCGACACCACCACCAGCTCTAGTTACGGCACTACCTGAAATTTGTGACGATACTCCGTTACCACCATTACCTGATACAGTAGCAGCAGCATTTTGACCTGATTGACCAGCGCCACCGCCTCCGCCACCTTGTGTATCATTTCCACCTGGAGGAGGACTATCTCCGCCATCTGCTCCTTGAGCTGGACTAACTGGAGGAGTATTTCCGCCACCACCTGCTCTACCTGTACCACCGCCACCAGCACCTCCGCCTGAACCGCCGTTACCGCCAGCACCTGGAGCTGCTGGACCTGCTCCAAAACCTCCGCCAGCAGATGTGATTGTACTAAAAACTGAATTTGATCCTGCTGTTCCAGGAGTTTCGGGTGAATCTCCTGGTGAACCTGGAGCACCTGTTCCTCCAGCACCTACTGTAATTGGATATGTACCTGCTGAAACTGTAATAGCATTTGTAGGAGAGTTAGCAACTAAAGGCGAAGCTGTATAATTATCAACTGGTTGATTTCTTCCTTCTCTATACCCACCGGCACCACCACCTCCAGCAGAATTACCACCAGAACTTCCTGAACCACCGCCACCAGCAATAACCATATAAGAAACTGTGTTGTTGGCAGGCGTAGTCGAAACTTTCGATACGACAAAATTACCGTCACCTGTAAATGTATGAATTTTATAATCACCTGTTGTTGTTACTGTACCGCCTGTAGCCTGTATCTCTGGAGGAAGAGTATCATAACCACCTTGATCATTAAACGCCGAACCTGGTGTCGTGCCAGCCGCTTGATTCATTTTTGTAATCCAACCTTTGGCAGCGTCAACGTAAACCAATTCAGCTATTATATCATTAGTATTAATTTTGTATTGTCTTGTAGTTGTACTATCTAAATTTACTGTACCTGTATTTACAATACAGTTATTTAAAGCAAAATGACCAGCATAGTCAACTAAAACTATCGTGTCACCTCTACTTGGTGAAGTAGGTAAAAATACCTCTATTACACCAGCGTTTGTATCTAAAAAATAACCTTTACCAGCTTCTGCTGTTAAAGTTGTAGAACCGTCGGCCACGGTCACAGCTTGCCAATCTGTACCAGCAACTATTTCGCCACTAGCACCTAAATTAATCGCTGTTCCATTGATTGTAATATTTGAGTTTGCTAATTTAGCATTGGTAATTGTACCTGTTGCTATTTTAGCGTCTGTGATAGTGCCTGGTGCTAAATCACTAGCTGATATATCTACATCTTTAATTGATTTTCCAGTTATTTTATTGATAGCCATAATTCTTGTTCTCTCTTATTATTTATACTATTTATTCGTCTTTATCTGTTGATACGTTATACTTTTTACTATCTTCAAAAAAATCAATGGTTGTTGTAAATCCAAAGTCATCATCAGCTTTAGAAGTTGTTGGATTAGGTACAACTATAATACGACTTTCTCTTGCTTTGTTAACCGTATCTGTGTCAGAATATTGATCTGTTTGTACAGTTTTAACAACTTTTTGTTGACTCGCTGGTCCAAATAAGTATGTTTTAGCTGTAAAATTAAGTGTGTAAATTACTGCTCTTCTTGTAGTAAAGTCACCA